AACGTGACTAGGATCATCACATCTTGAGTGCATACATATACAAGAACCTGTATAGCCATCATACATAACACCTACTATAAGTTTACCTTCATAAACTTGACCTATAGCTTGGCATTGATCTGTCCAATGACCACCGGCTTTTTCTGTTACCCAACGACCAACTTGTTCGCCTGTAATTATTATAAAACTGCACCCTTTTCAATAACTATATCTGTTGAAACCCATCTTACATCTAAGTTGTTAGATGCTGTAGTTACTACAGGCGCACCGTAATAGCCTACGCCATTAACACCTTGCCATTGTTGTAATACGTTTAAACCACCACCCCATAATGCAGAATCCCATATTCCACTATCCCATGAGCCAATTGCTGTAGGTGTATAGTTAAGAATTGTAGTAGGTGAATCTAAATTAAAATCTACATTTATATTTACATAAATAGCAGGGTTGCCAGATGTTCTAAAAATGGGTTTAGCCATTGTAAAACGTTTAAGCTGACCTGGACTATCAAAAGAAGAAAATGCTTGTAATGCTGTACCTGTAATATTACTACCATTGTCAGCGTTTGTGTACCAAGCACGACCTACAAAGTTGCTTCCACCAAAATAAGGTTGATCGTTAAACAGTTCCCAACAATACGCATTCCATCCTGTGTAATTACACCAGTTTGTAGTAATGGTGTTCATTGCATATTGTGTGGTTTGTATAGAATTAGGTACATTTAACCATAATTGATTTTCTTCTGGATAAAACAATATTTGCCATCCAAAAAGAGATCCGTAACTAGAAATAGCTTCTGATACAGCCCATTGGATTTTATCTGTAATAGCCACTCTAGGATCAAGCCTAGATGACTGTAATTCTGATGCTAATGGTGTAAGACCATCTTTACCTAATAATAGTAAGTCACCACCGTATTTATACATACAACGAGTGCCTACTGGTGTTCCTAAATCCCATACGCCTGCTAATGAAAAATCATTATCTGGATCTGAACCTTTATATACAATTACTTGGCCTTTAGATGTGTAAATAGCATAGTAATCATCTACGCCATAACCAGCATCTATTGTCCATGTTGAATGCTGAACAATGTTGCCACCTTTGTAAGCAAAAGAACTAAGATCTAATGATTTAGCTAATCCACCTACTGATAATACAGGTAAATACCATATTTTTAATGTATTAGTTTGAGTAAAAAATACTCTATTTTTAAATACTATTGGATTGTTTAATGTAGTAGTAGTTACACCTGTAATAGCCGGTGTAGAAGAACCTGTAATGCTTGTCCATGTAGTACCGTTATAAATATATGGTGTAGAAACACCGTTAGCCATATATAAGAATGATCCGCCAGCAGTTGTAATATTACAATATTGCCAACGTGAATTTCCCAATCCAGTAAGTAATGCTGCACCTACTGCACCAGAAGTAGTTACATCATAAACAGCACTATTAGATATAGCAAGTAGCTTTCCTGTTGTACCACTTTCGTAGTTCATAAGTGTATCTACTTGTCCAGGCAATCCTGTAGCCCATTTAGTATAGCCTTTTCTTAGCTGTAACTCTGTGGTAGCAGGAAACCAGTTGTTTAGATAAACTGCATCTGTTACCGGCATATCACTTAAACTATCTCTGGCGTTCCATCCACCTACTGGTGCTGGTAATGATACGCTTCCTGATGATTGTTTTTTTACTGGAAACATTAATTATAATCCTTAAATGGACTTAATCCTTGTGATCTTCTTAAATCTGCAAATTCTTGTGCTTTTTGTCTTGCAGATGGTGTAATGTTTTGCTTTTGAACAATTTGAGCTAATTCATTTGCATTTAATGTAGGAACAATAGATGGAAAATCACCTTTATTATCACCCATAGAAAATTCTGTCATATCTTGACCTTGTGGGTTTTTATGAACACCTTGCCATCCTGTAGTCTTAGGCATCATTTGACCGCCATAAGTACCATTAGGTTTTTGATATGCTCTTAATCCATAAGGATTAGGATAATCACCTACGCTTAATCCACCTTGTTCTGGTTGTGCGCCTTGTAATAATTTTGCTAACTTTAAAGTGTAGTTATCCATGACTACTGTCCATAATTAGCGTCAGGTATATTTTCAAATCCGATTAAGATTGATCCAGGTACTGGAGCAAAGCTCAATGTAGCTGAACCAGAATCGTTAGCTTTAGCGAATGATAATTGTTGTAAATAATCTCTTGTAAATGCTGTTGAATCAAAACCTTTAATTTCAAAGTATTTCTTTTTCAACGCTGTAACCATTAAACGATCAGGGAATATACAAGTATCTGAATCAGCTAAGAATGATGATTGTGTCACTCCTGCTGAGCTTGTAGCCCATTGGTTACTCATGTATTCAAAGCCTAAATACTCATCTGTATTCATAGCAGGCCATACTTGGAAGTATCCGCCTAAAATTCTGTAACGGATTCTAGGGCCTGTTGAAATATAGCTAGACTTTAAGAATTGCCATTGTTGAGCATCTGTAGGGCCTAACATTTCCCAACGTTTAGACTTGTCGTAATGTGTACGATCTATTTGTCTATCCCAATCGCTAGGCAATGGGTATTTAGCTTGTGAAAAGTAAAGTGTAAACACGCCAGTTTCTGTGGCGGCTTGTGATAATGTAAGTGAATTAGTACCTGTAACAGTATTAACATAAGTATCTTGGTTAATGCCTGTGCCTGTAACTATCCATAAATTACTTAACCCTGTGGTTGGCTCTACAGTATTAACTACAGTAGAATTTTCCACAAGGGTACAAGTAAGTGTTTCATAGACTGTATAAAAACGGTATTCTTTATCTAATGCTTCCCAGTTATGATCTCTTTGAATCTCATAGCCTACTGAGTTCATTAGAGCATAAATTTGAACAACATCTGCCGCAGTATTGCCTACTACTTGCGTAGGCTGAGTTAAACCCATTTCACCTGTAGCCTGCTGAACGAGTTGCAATAGAGTTGATGCCATTTATTAGTCCTTTTTAGGTTCTTTCGTTTCTGATTTGACTTCAGCCTTATCAGATTTTGATTTTTCCTCTACCATTTTTGCTAATCTAGTCATCTGATCTTTAAGATCAGCAATTTCTTGCTCTCTTAATTTAAGTTCGTCTGCCTGTCTTTGTACAAATGATGAGTCTTTAGCGTTTTCTAAGAACGCTTTAGCTTTATCTCTTAATGCTAATGGTGACATACCTGCTGTCATACCGATTGCCATAAGTTGTTGATCTGAAGCTGCTGCCACTTGTTCTACTGTGTAGAACTTAAAGTGTTTTAATTCTGTCGCTTGTGCTGCGTTAAGAATAGGCCAATCTCTTAATATTGTGCCTTGCACGTTATCAGGATTGTGATTTCCGTCTGCCTTTTCGTTTAAATACATAGACCATTGTGTAGGAAACTGTGATTTATGTGAGTTATTCACAAAAGTATCAATAATACTTAGTTGATTGCCTGGTATTTCAATTCTAACAAAGTCGGCCATGTAGCTAATTGGTCTGCCTTCTTTATTGGTTAGAAAATCGTTTTGTAGTTCTTTACTATAAAATCTTACTGCTAATGCGCCTGTTTCTGACATTTAATTCTCCAAAGTAGTTTGGTTTGTCAAGCATACTCACCATGAATATACTTGAGAAACCCCCCGATTGCTAGGGGAGTACTTATTACTATACTGAAGCCTTGCTGAACCAACCATAGTCACCTGATACCATAGCTGTAGCTGGAGATGTATAAGAACCACCTGTAGCTGCAACTAAGAAAGTTGTTGTGTTGATATCGCAAACAGTTGTTGATGCTGTGATAGTAGCATTAGCCTTAGCAAATACATAACGTAAGCCATCTGATCCCCATACTTGAACGCCAAGTAATTGGTTTACAGGGTAGCCTAGTGCAATATTTGCGGCTGTTACTGTGTTAGTTAAATCAATTCCCACTAAAGGGGTTACTGAAAAAGCCATGTTATATTCTCCCTTTAATTAAGCTGTTAGAACGCCATTAAATTGTGCGCCTGAAGTGGTAAGATTACCAGCCCAGCCGATTAATTTAACAATAGCGTCTTGATTTACAGATTGACGTTCACCACCGATTGGCACAAAGTTTCTGTCTTTGTGTGGG